GGTCCGTCACGCCACCTCGCTGAGCAGATCAGTCGCGCTGTGGATGCCGTCGGTGACCGTGGCCACGCCGTCGACAGTGATGCGACCGTTGCGGTACTCGATGCAGACGCCGCTGGCGACGTGCTCCAGCTTGGCGGATTCGAGAATCCACTCGGTGGTGGCGGAATCGTTCTCGTAGTGGGTCACGGCTGCTTCCTCGCTGGCTCGTTGCGGAGCTCGGCCACGAACGCCCTGCCTGCTTCGACGGCGAGGTGAGCGCAACCGATGGCGCCCTCCAGGCCGTTCTCTTTCAGGCACTGCTTCCAGGCGAGCAGAGCGGCTTCCTGCAGAAGCTTCTGCTCGGTGTTCTTCTGTTGTCGGTTGGTGGCTGGCATGGGGAAAGTATTCCCCATCCTAAAAAGGAACGCAAGGAAAATTTTCCCCGCTCTGTGCAGAGCTGCGGAAAACCACGGGGCGTGGGTTTGCTTAGGGGTAAAAGCCTAAGTGCGACCGCAGGCTCAGCAAGCAGGAGGTATCGTTATGCTTGCTTACGTGTCCTGTGCATGCTGAAATGCAAGCTTCACAGCATCAGGTGCTTACATGGCTAACAATTCGATTTCGGGGCGGGCTCGTGGGGGATTGGAGCGCGCGCGCAAGTTATCTCCCGAGCGCAGAAGCGAAATTGCACGTCTTGCGGCCTTCGCTCGCAAGGAGACGAGAAAGTCATTGCCGAGAGCAATCAAGTCTGGCCAGCTCCGGATCGGCAGCCTGACTATTCCATGCTGCGTCCTCGATGACGGGAGGCGAATCCTGTCGGAGCGGGGTATCACCAATGCGTTCTTCCCGACTCGTCCCAACGGCAGGCAGTTCGATCTCGCAGCTGGCGCCGAATTGCCTGTTTTCGTGGCTCAAAATGAGATTAGGCCATTGATTAACATGGATTATTGGGGTGGCGCCGGATCACCGATTCATTATGTTGATGAGGACAGAGAGTTCGTTGGATTCGAAGCATCTGTGTTGCCGGCAGCATGCGAGGTGTGGCTGAAGGCCAGAGATCAGGGATTGCTTATTGGCCGACAAGGAAGTCGAGCAATCCAAGCTGAAATAGTGATGCGCGCACTGGCGCAGATTGGCATCGTTGCTCTCGTCGACGAAGCAACCGGCTACCAAGAGATACGGCCGCAGGACGCACTACAGCAGTACCTTGAGGCCATCATCAGCAAAGAACTTGCAGTGTGGGTCAAGAAGTTCCCTGATGAATTTTATGAAAACATCTACAAGTTGCGTGGTTGGAAGTGGACCGGAATGAGCAAGAATCGTTACAGCGTGGTTGCTCACTACACGCGGGACCTCGTTTACGAACGCATGGCGCCAGGCTTACTCAAGGAGCTCGAGCAAAAGAGCCCAAGGGATGAGAACGGCCAGCGCAATAACAAGCTGCACCAGTGGCTGACGGGCGACATCGGAGATCCGATGCTGGCGAGTCACCTACAATCCATCTTGACCTTGCAGCGTCTGGCGATCGCCAACGCCTGGGGCTGGCAGAAATTCATGAGCATGGTTGACAAGGTGATGAAAAAGAAGGGCGATTCGCTTGATCTTCCCTTCCAGTTCGCTGACTAACCTCGTCCGTTCGGCTTAGCTTTCGCGGCAAAGGCCGAAGCCATGCTCTCGACGTGGTGACGGCCCTCGTCGTCGCATTGGAGATAGGCCTCGACCATCTTGACCAGGCGCTCTCTGTAGGGGCTGTCGAGGTCCTTCTCCTTCTTGCCTACCAAGAACATGACCCACAGCGGGCAGTCCAGGGCAGCCGCTATCGCCTCCAGGGTGTTGATCTTGGGGTTATGCCTGCCACTGAGGGCATTGTTAACGGTCTTTCGGTCGATCCCCCGAACCACGTCAGCCAACTGTGAATGGCTGTCGATCTTGCGGAGCTTCATCAGGACGCGGACTGCGCTACTGAAAGCTGCCAGTCCCTCCGCAACATGATCTGGTGGTGATGTGTGTCTCGGCATGCGATGCCATTGTCGCAGGATCCTTGGGGAAGATTTTCCTTGAAGATTGGGGAAAATTTTGCCAGACTCGGGCAATGGACCTGCTGCAACGTACATATGAATTGGTCGATCTTTCGCCACTCAGCCAGCGCCAGATCGCGGCCGGGGCCGGAGTTGAACGGGACTGGTTTCGTAAATTCGCGAAGCGGCGCATCCCATCGCCCGGTGTTCAGAAAGTACAGGCAGTTCACGACTTCCTGTCGAACGCCAAACGCGAGACCAACCATGCTGCTTAACCCCCCGACATAACGTTGCGGGGGCAACACTGCACCTTCTTAGGGCTGCTGTGCAAACCTGAAGACTGAATTCGTGATGTTCATCTTTCTGTGACGCGCTTCGATTGAATCTTCCTTCAGCGATCTTCATGGCCTCACACCCTCACATCATGGTTGACCCCCGGAAGTGCGATGAAACATTCATCAGCGCATCCCTTATCCCGAACTCTGTAAGCGCATCGCTTAATCAATTCGCTGATGCCAGTTTCCACGGCTCAGCTTCCACAGGCATCCACAACACCGCTGGCGCTGCCAATGTTCCTTCGCTGGGCCGACTGAAATGAGGAACGCTGTGGAAGGCCAAAATGCTTTGTTTTACGAGTGCATAGAAGATGCGATAAAGGATGACATCGCTGCACTCGGCGGTCCGAAGAAAGCTGCACAGATCTTTTTTCGCGACAAGACCATGGATCAAGGCGCGGCGTATTTGCGAGCGTGGGCGTTGGCCGATCGCGCCGAGCGTCCCACGCCGAGCCAATACATCCTGCTCAAGAAACTGGCGGAGGAAGCTGGCTCGCGTGCCTGCTGGACCTACGAAGAACAGGAACTGAGCGTCAAGGTCGTACACGTCGAGCCCGAAGACGAACTCACTGCTCTGCTGCGCGAATGGAAGGCCGACCAGGAGCGTGGCGCCAAACGCGACCAGCGCATCGCTGCGGCGATCGAGAAGGCAGAAGCGCGGTCCCAGCTGAGGGCCGTCAAATGATTTGCTTTTCCTACCTTCAGTTTGCAGCGTTCATCGTCGGCCAGATCCTCGTTGGCGTGGCCTTGCACGTCATTGAGAAGGTTCGCGCGGACCGCCGGAAGGCAGGTCAATGATGCGCTTCAGTGACAAGAGCGCTTGCATGATGGCGCTAAAGACGATTGTCGTTGCCGTGGCCATCGACAGGACCATGGCAAATATCAGATCGATCTTCGCAAGCGGATCGTCTCGCCACAGCAAAACAGTCGAGAAGGCGGCCATCATCGCCAAGCACAGCCATGGCGCACCTTTGTACGCAAGCCGGCTCATCAATTGCGACCGGTTGGGCCAATGCTCATCAATCAGCTTTTTGCAAACGTGCATCGCGATTCCAGCGACGAATAGCCCTGCCGCAGCGAGCACAGATTCCGTATTCAATGTCCGTTCCTCCGGTGGTGGGGTGGGGTCTAGCAACGCCATCGTACCCCGGAGCGAGCGGGCGCCCCAGTCCCCAACTTGCCCCAAGGTCCCCCTGGGACGGGCTCTGCCGCTCGTGCCGATGGCGAGCGGCTTTTTCCTTATCTCATATTGGATAGGTGAGTCCATGAGCTGCCAGCACGCTACTCAGAACGAACGCCTGCTCGCTTACTTCAAACGGCGTCGGCGCGTCACGATGCGCGAGATCTTCGCCGATCTCGACATCAACAATCCCTGGGCCAGGATCTCGGAGCTTCGCCAGCATCACCGCATCACCGATAGCTTCGTGACCACGAAGGGCGGTGCTCGCATCAAGGTGTACCGGCTGGTCGAAGGACGGCGGCGCGCTGCGTGAGTTACGGCGGGGCACGGCAAAGTGAATTACCAGGCGTCTAGGTTAGCTACCGAAGAGGCGGTTTTCCGTCCCGCCCTGACGCCGTGGTCTATCGACGGTGCTTTCACGGAGAAGCGGATGAAACCAGACAAGTGCAAATCGTGCGAAGGGGCTCAATCGGAGCTGCGCAAGCGACTGCTCGGCAATGGGTCGATGCAGATCGTCTACCAGTGCCTAACCTGCGGCCGGTCAGCGTCCAACCCTTTGCCGAAAGCATCCGTACCGAACTACATCGGCCTGCCTTCATGGGATGAGGGACTTGCTGCCCGATACGACCAACGGCGAGATCAGGAACGGCAGGAAAAGCGCAGCGAGTGGTTCGAAGAGCACGACGCTTACCTGCGCACGGACAAATGGCGCCGGAAGCGTGCAGCAGTCATGCAGCGCTGCGACGGCCTTTGCGAAGGGTGCCGCGCTGCGCCTGCCACTCAGGTCCATCACCTTACATACGAACACTGGCAAGACGAATTGCTGTGGGAGTTGGTTGGAGTCTGCGATGACTGCCACGAACGCGCCCATGCAGAGCGCAAACCGATCGTCATCGGCAAGCCTGTTTAGTCGCATGAAGCTCGACGCTCTAGATCATCCGAAGACTTTCGACTTCGCCTCTCGTCTCGGCGTCGAGCTGCCGACTGCGCTTGGACATTTGGAATTGCTGTGGGCCTTCACAGGCAAGCAGGCCGCACAGGGAAACATCGGGAAGTGGCCGGATGGCGCCATCTCCCGAGCTTGCTACTGGATGGGACGACCTGAACTGTTCATTCAGGCGCTGCTCGAAGCTGGCTTCATCGAAGCCAATGACGAGCACCGGTTCACTGTCCACGACTGGCGCGAACACGCACCAGGATGGGTCCGGGCCAAGCTGAAAAAGCTCGGTCTCGACTTCATTCCTTCTGCAGCCAGCACACTAGAGCCGTCTAGTGAGCCTTCTAGTGAGCCTTCTAGTGAGCCGTCACTAGAGCCTTCTACTAAGGGAAGGGAAGGGAAGAGTAGTGAAGAGAAGCCAAGGGAAGAGTCCGCGCCTGCCGGCTTGGACTCGACCGCTTGGGCGAACTGGGTTGATTACCGCGTGAAGATTCGCAAGCCGTTGAAGCAGGTCTCGATGCCTGCCGCCCAGCAACAGCTGGCCGCATTCGGGAGCGATCAAGTCGCCGTCGTTCAGCAGTCAATTGCGAACGGCTGGCAAGGGCTTTTTCCACTGAAACATAACGGCCACGACCATGCAAAACCCGCAACGTCGAGATTCGACAAGCTACGCGGACAACGCCAGTAAGCGCCTCTGGGATCGCTTCGCCGACATGTTCGGCGCGCGGTTCTACGACCAGTACGGCAGCGAACCGTCTGAGGCGTGGATCGAAGCCGTTGGCGAAGTCCGGGGCGACCAGATCAAGTCGGCGCTGACGAAGATTCGCAATTCTGGCGCGCAGTATCCGCCGTCGCTGCCTGAGTTCCTGGCGCTCGCAAGAAGCCAGCGACAGCCGCAACAGTCGCCGATCGACGCACAGCACTTCGATCACTTCGACCGGTTTGGAAATCTCCAGTTCTTCAAGTTCCTGCGCTTGTACGACACGACGCCGGAACAATTGCCGGCGCTGCTTGAGCGTAAGCGCGACATCATCGACGCCGCTCGAAGCGATCCCGAGATGCAGCTTGGCGGCGACGCAACCGCTCAGGGTGCCGAGCTTGGGGAAATCCTGTTCACCGCCTGGCGCAAGGTGATCGGCGCGACAGAGCTGCCGCGAGTTTGCTCGGACGGATTCGTCCGTGTCGGTGCCGTATGAGCGGCGTTCGCGTTGATATCGATCGGCTTCGCGAGTTGTGCGCGAAGAATCTCAACGCGCCCCAGATCGCGGGGCGCCTGGGAGTTTCAAAGGACGCTGTGTGGGCGGCATGCAAGAGGCACGGCATCGCTCTTGCTGCGGCTCCTCGCAGCGGAGGGCGGGCGTCATGATTCTCGTCACCTACACCTGCGAAGAATGCGTTCAGCCCTTTGACAGGCGCCCCAAAAAGAAGGGCTACCGATTCTGCTCGCCGAAGTGCGCCAACGCCCGGCAAACCAAGCTGACCGCTGAGAGTCTTCGGCCGTACGCGGAGAAGGGCTCGCGCACAAAGGTGGTTGCCGGCGATCTGGGCGTGACTCACACGACTGTCTGTCGTGCCCTTCGGAGGCATGGCCTGCATCGGCTCTGGTCATTGCGCAGGTTCAAGAAATGTGCGGTGGCGGCGTGAAGCCTCGTTGGTGCTGGGATTGGAAGTGCAACTGGGCGTATCGCAGCACCGTCAACGCATTTGAGATTTGGATGCCGCCGCATTGTTTGATCCGTGCCGAGCGTGAACTGAGACACAGAGGTTTCACATGAAACATTTGCGCAGTAGCAGGGCGTCGTTCCTCACGAAGAAATATTCGGGCGCGCGGTACGTCGAACGATCTGGAATCGGCACGCGGTTGCTTTCGCAAGAAGAGATCGAACGATTGCAGGCCGGCGTCGAGCAGGCGCGACAAGGTCCGCCGCAGCCAATCAGGCTTGAGGTTCCGGCATGACCTTTCAAATCGGCGACCACTGCACGCTCAGGTACAGCGCTCGCTATCCGCAGTACTCGTTTCTTCCCTGCGTCGTTACTGGCGGGCTGGAAGAGCGCGACATCTACGACGACTACGGCGAGTGGATCGGGAAGCGTTTGGGATATCAAGTCAGCGCGAACGGCGAGCAAGTGTGTGCACCGCCTGAAATGCTGGTGCCGAGGGGTTACTGATGAGCGCGCAGGGCACGACAAAGGAGTATGACATTTGGCTTTGTGGAGCCATCGGCCTCTATGTGTTCAACCTCGTCGGCTGGCTTGGTTACTTCATCTGGAAGGTTGTCTATGGCTGAGCAGGGTTTCAGTCCATTGGTGCGATGGGTGAAGTCCTCCCCCGAGGTCACTCGTTGGTATCTGCGCGAGACGCTGAAGGTCGATACGTCAGAACTCATCTGGGCACGGATGGAGGCAGCTAGGGTATCGAAAGCGGAGCTTGCAAAGCGCCTTGGTTGCAGCAAGGCGCATGTCACGCAGCTCCTGAACGGGTCGCGCAACATGACGTTGCAAACACTTCAGGACATCGCGATCGCGCTTGGATGTCGCGCCGATGTGCGACTGGTGAAACTCCCAAGAAAGGGAAGGCAATGAGCGACGATCGCGTTGTATATCTGGCTTTCAAAAACGACAACGTGCAACCGGATGGAATCACCGTTCAGTCATGTACGTGGTGCCAGAACAAGACTTTTGTTGTCGTCTGCCAGGGGGAGGGATTCCCTATGCTGAAATGCTCGGTCTGTGGGAACAACATCGGCAAGTTTGGATGGGCGCATGATGAGTGATCAACTCCCGTCGAAGGAGCGAATCAAAGCCATCCTGACCGAATGGCGCCGATACGGGCTGAGCGACGAGTGGCTGACGAATCGGCTAGTCGATGTGGCGCAGGATGAAAACAAGCTGGCCGGATGTCAGTGCAAGGGCCATCCCACGAACTGCTACAACCATCCGCACGACTGTGGATGTACAGCGCAACCTCCGGGAGATGGGCAGGGATGAGCAACCTTGCCGACACGCTCTCCTTGCAGCTGCGCGCCGCGAAGATCCCACACATTCGTGAGCCTCAGTTGGTGCCGGGCCGGAAGTTCCAGACGGACATATTCATCCCTCCGCATCTGGTGATCGAGTGCGATGGCGGAACCTGGAGCGGTGGTCGTCACGTGCGCGGCCAGGGCGTCGAGGATGACTGCACGAAGCAGAACATGCTCGTAACGCTGGGCTACCGCCCCATGCGAGTAACGAGCAAGCAGATCAAAGACGGCCGGGCATTGCAGTGGATCGAGCAGGCGATGAGGGTTGCATGAACGCAGTAGCAGCTACGGACTATGACTGGCGTGTTGTCGACTCCATGCTGTGGCAGTGGGGGCACTGGATCGAGAACCATGCCGAGCAGGCCAGCTATCCAAGCCGGGCTGCAATCGCCGGTGTGATCGACGTGCAAAACCAGTTCAGCTGGTTTCGGGTGAGGCAGTTCACGGCGAAGGGACACGGCAATCTGATCTTCGGCGGTCACCGCATCTTGTGCCAGGACATGCCCGAGCGGGTCCGGGCAACGAACCTCATGGTCAATAGGCTATCGGATGAGCAATACGATGCCGTGTTGGCTCAGTATGGGTTGGTGCTGCGACCTGATGGCTTGAGGTTCACCAAAGAGCAAAAGGCCAACGCATTGGATATTTCGGTGGAGGCGTTCGAAAGGCGCCTGCGTCGAGCTCGTGAACGCCTGGTAGAAATACTTGCGAATGCGGCGGGCTAGGTATATGTTTTAGAGCACTGGTCAAAGTTATCCCCGAACCCCGCCCCCGAGCGGGGTTTTTGTTTTCTGGCCGCTCCCGCCCGTCACTACGACACACGTTGCACATTGAGTTGCACGAGGCGGACATAGCGGCCGCCCTATTCGGAGCGTTATGCGTAACCCAATCAACCGCGGTGTGATGGTGGTAGGGCTGTGCATGATTGTTGCTGCCGTGACGATGGCGGCCGAGTCCAATGTTTATTGGCGCGCCGACCTGCATCAGGGCACATCGATCATTGCCTATGGCCAGGGCGCCACGGCTGAAGCAGCTCTGCAGGACTGCTACCGGCTCCAGGCGATCACCCGGGCGATGACTGCCGCCGAGACTCGCAAGAATGCTGTTGCCGCAGTTACGACGAGCGCCGTTCGCTGGTGTAACAACGAGAGACGGTATGCAACGGTCAAGCCGGATCCGCCGGATCCGATCAGGGAGGCGGTTCTCTCGTGGACGCCGCCGACCACGAACACGGACGACACGTTGCTGACCAACTTGGCGGGCTTCCGCATCAGCTACGGTGCGAGCGCAACGGCGCTGACGCAGACCATCCAGGTGGCCAACCCTGGCGCCAGTTCATACACCGTGCCGAATCTCGCGCCAGGCACATGGCATTTCACGGTTCGCGCGTACACGAGCAACGGCACGGAGAGCGCGCAGTCGAACGTAGCTTCGAAGGTCGTGATGTGACGGGCCAGCCCGGCAGACTCCTGACTGCCGAGCAGTCGGTGAGGCTCGCGATGGTGGACAGCATCGAGCGCGAGAAGATGATTGCGCTCATCGTTGCTGGACTCCAGGACACGGCCAGATTTGGTCACGGCCGTCCTGGTGGCGCCTGTCCGTATGCGTACTACTCGCAGCCGATTCAGCCGGCCAAGCGCGTACCCACAAACGCCAGCGCCATGACGCCCACGAGGGCGACGCTCCAGGGCTTGAGCGACGCCGGTGGCAGTCGTTTCTGATAGCGAGCCCGGATCCAGTCTATTGACGGCGTTTCGGCGAGACGGTGCAGGCCATAGGCCAGCAGAATGCTTCCGGTCGCCGCGATCAGAACCGCAGTGACAGCGTGCACCCCGGCGCTCTCGGCGCGGATCATGAACGTGTACGACAGGTACTCGTGCAGCAGGTATAGCGGGTAGCTGATCGCCCCGAGCCATACAACCGGCTTGGACGCGAGCGGCCGGAATGATCCGGTAGCACCGACCCACATGATTCCGAGCACGGCGACCGCCCAGAGGACGTGCAGCGTGCCTTCGTCGATGGCGATATCGGCGATAGAGAGCGCGGCGATTGCCGGCCACCATCGATGGTCCTCTAGCTTGTTGACGGCAACGTAGACGGCGATCCCGAGCCCGAACCAGGGAATGAAGCTGAGCAGGCCGAGCTGAGTAACGACCCAGGGAGTTGGCAGAAACTTCGACGCGACGCTCACGAGCAGCCAGGCGCCCAGCACGAGGAACGGCCGGCGCAGCAGGCCCAAGGTCCACGCAAGAAACATCAGGACGTAGAAGATCAGCTCGACCTTGAGGCTCCAGTAGGCGCCGTTGACGGACTCGACGCGGAACAGTTCGTGGAACATCGCGAAGTTCCACAGGACCTGTTTCAGGCTGACCTCGTGGCCCTTGAGAGGCACGAGCGCCAGGATCAGAGCTGTGAGGAGCATCGCGCACCAGTACGTCGGATACAGCCGGCTGAACCGGCCGACGACGAAATCGAGCGGCGCCTTGAGATTTCGGAGCGTCAACAAGATCACGAAGCCGCTGATGGCGAAAAACAGCTGCACGCCCAGGCCCCCGAAAGGAAGGCTGATCGGCAGTTCGCTGGTATGGCCATAGAGCTGGTCGTAACGCGTCGTGAGGTGAAAGGACATCACGAGCAGTGCGGCAATGCCGCGCAGTCCATCGATCTGCGTTATTCGCATGGTTATTTGTTTCCTTGTTCCCTGTTACAGGACTTCCCCGCAAGCCGATATTAGCCCGGCACCAAACAAAAAATTGAGATGAAGTTCCATAAAACCGCTGTTTTTCTGCTGTCGATATTTCTAACAGCGGCGGCTTGTGCGGGCGTCGTTCTCACGACCGGGACGACTTCGTCGGTCGATGCGGTTCCCAACGCGTTCACGTTCACCGATCAGTCCGACGTTGCGACCTCAAGCACGATCACGAGCGCCGCCGTCACGATCAGCGGCATCGCGACCTCGATTACCTGCTCGGCGACGGGCGGGACGATCGACAAGAACAGCGGCGGCAGCTTTGCGAGCTCGCAGTCCGTCGCAAACAACGACACGATTCGGGCGCAGCACACCTCCAGCGCTTCGAACTCGACCGCGGTCAATACCGTCGTCGACTGCAACGGCGTCAGCGACACGTTCACGTCCACCACCGAGGCGGGCGGTGCGTCGGGTGTGTTCTTCGAGCCGGACGTGGATGCAGCGGCCACGATCCTGTCCATGTTCGATGGCTGGAACGGCGATGGCCTTGCGCCAACGCTCGTTACCGATGTCGCTCGCCCAGGTCACACCCAATCGATCCGGCTGACGTACACAGCCGATGAGGATGGCTATGACCTCATTCTGGAAGGGGAGAGCATCGGCGGGCAGATGCCTGCGACAACCTCCTTGTTTGTTCGGAGTTACGAGCGATTCGAGGGGCCATGGGAGGGCAACTGGCCTCAGGGTCTGAAGACCCTACGAATCTTTTCATCAGCAAACCTGATCGGCTGTCAGGACGCGCCGAACAACTACGCATATGTCTCGGAAAAGATCATCTATCCGGGCTACGACACTTCGCCCGATCCGCGGCTAGAGGACTACGTCACCTCGGGCAGTTGGGCGTATTGCGATCCGGTTGGTGGCCGGCCCGAGATCGAAGCGACCTACACAGCCGGCCAAGTCTTTGACAACTCGCTGCCGTACATCCGCACGGGTCATTGGTACAAGTGGGAACGCTGGTACGTAATGAACTCCGCGCCAGGCGCGGCGGATGGGGTGATGCAAATCTGGATCGATGACGAACTGGTCTTGAATCGTACCAACGTCGTTTATCGGTCGAGCTCGCCGAGCATCGTAGGCACGCATTGGCAGAGCATGTGGTGGGGTGGGAATTTCTCGAACACGGGCACATTCAACGCGCCCTCGACGCTATATCGATACATCTCCGATCCGTACGCATCGACGACGCTGGACCGCTAATGCAGTACTTCAAACAGATCGCCGCGGCACTGGTGCTCTCGCTGATTGTCTGCGCGAGCGCCAGTGCGACGACGGCAACCGGCGAGTTTGCTTTCAACTTTGCCACGCAAGGTAACGAGAACCCGTTCGTCGATGCGAGTTTCACGGATCGGCTGGCAAGCGATGCGCAGATCAGTGGTGGCTTGCTGACTCAGGTGGGCTTCGCGCATTACCTCGTCGCATACACCGGCGGCACATACGACGGCGGGTCAATCACCGCATCCGTAGAGGTGGATGCAACCGCGGTGGACGATGAGGTTCTGGTCGGTGCGCTGGACGAGAACGGCGATGGCTTCATGCTGGAGATCAGCCCGACAGCCGTCTTTGTGCTGGTCTACACCGCGTACGCCGTTGTCGATAGCGTCGGCACCGCATCGATCACATTCACTGCGGACGACTTGTTTGAATTCACCCTAACCAAGGGCTCGCCGAACACGTACAGCGCCACTCAGAACGGCACGCCCATCACGCTATCGCAGTCCAGTGAGGCTAAAACGCTGGGCACGATGGAGGCGGTGTGGGGTTTCAATGTCGGCAACGCGGGGCTCGGCACGATCCAGTCGCTGGCCGTGGTGGATGGGTTGAGTGTCGGCGGTGGCGGCGGTTCGGCTGCCGCTCGCGCTGTGCATCACAAACGGCTGAGGAATTGAGATGATCCGAAAGAATAGCGTTCTTCGCCGGCCGTTCTATCGTGCCCAATGGGCCGTCCTCTGCCTGCTGTCGCTACTCGCTGCGGTACCGACACATGCAGATTGCGTGCTCCGTCAGAGCGATGCAGTCGAGCTTCCTCTGGGTCAATTCGTCGACGCGACGGACGGAGTCACCGCCGAAACGGGATTGACCATCAGTCAGGCGGATGTTCAGTTGAAGAAATGCGCCGCCGCTGGCGATTGCGGGGCGATGGCTCAAAAGAGCGATACGAGCGCCTGCGCCCACGATGCGCTAGGCGTGTATGAGTGCGACCTCAACGCCACCGATACCGACACGGTCGGAACATTGTTCATCTACGTCAACGAATCCGGCGCACTCACCGAGCGCGCGGTGTGCCAGGTTGTCGAGGAGGCTGTCTTCGATGCGTGCTGTGCTGGCAGTTCCGCGCCGCTGACGGCTGCGGGTGTGTGGTCGAACGGCACGCGCTCGCTAACCGAGCTCGACGAAGACAATACGACTATCGACATCAATGGCACGGCCACGGGTGCTGCGGCCTCTGTTGCGGGCACGGTCAATGGCCTGACAGCAACGGCTCAAGGGAACGTTCGGGATGCGCTCGGCATGAGTGCGGCAAACCTCGATACGCAGCTGTCTGGCCTGGATACGCTGCTCGACACCATCGCGGCGTACATCGACACCGAAATTCAGACGCTGCTGAACGGCGTCGACATTGAGAGCATCAACGATGTGGCCATCACCGGAGATGGCTCTGGCACGCCGTTCACCGTCTCGCCCTAAATGAAACTTCGTCTCGGAGCGCTTACTTTCCTGGCGCTCTACATTCCAACAGCGAATGCCAGTCTCGAGGAAGACGGCGTATGGGCTGCTGGTGTGTGGGCGACAACCGTCTGGGCTGACGGGGTATGGCTAGAGGGCGAAGTCTCAGCAGTCTCGGTGCCGGATCTTGCTGGCATGACTGAGGTGGAAGCAGATGCGGCACTTGAAGGCGTGGGTCTGGACACCGGGACTGTATCGACGGTGTGTTCAGCGGCGACGGCCGGCGATGTGGTGAGCCAGGCTCCGCCGGCAGGCGCAGCGGTCGCACCCGGATCGCTCGTCAATATCGCGTTGAGCAGCGGCACTCCCTGTGTTGGCGCTGGCGGCAAACTGAAACTCAGACTGGACTTGAGGCTATAGCCATGCGGTTGAAAGCATTGCTGATCGGGCTGCTCCTGTGTGTCACCGCGGGGGCAGCCGTCGAAGATTCGGGTACACACGTCCGTTACTACGGCACCGGTGCCAATGACAATGACGTGCTGTTCACGACCGGGGACATCTCCCGGTACGACGCATGCACCATCATGTCAACGGATGGCGCGGTCGACGTATTCGTGAGCCTGGACGGCACGAACTACGCCACATCCGCGCTGAGTCTGCAGGACATGGGCGCGACTGCGACAGATCCGGTGCTGGTGACGGCTGCCGATCGCGTTTATGGCTTCGTGGTGAAGGCCCGACGCATTCGAGTGCTTCAGAACGGCGCGACCGCCGCATCGGCTTCGATGCTGTGCTGGAAGCTGTAGCCATGAAGCTGACCGTGACACTTGATGATGGGAGCAGCGATCCCGTCACCTACGCAGTGGAAGCACCAGTCGGAACCGATTGGAAAACCATGCTGGACATGGTCGAGGGGGTGCTTAGGTTGCGAGGACACATCGAGGCTCCGGTGATTTACTCATCCGGGCAGGGGTTCCGGCCCGGTGAAATTGTGTGGCTGAAGGAAGCCGCAGAGGGGTAATGGTTGTGAGCAACGAGGCCCAGGAGACTCGGCCGAATGAGGGCGGCAGACCGAGCGGGTATTCCCAGGAGCTTGCTGACCGCATCTGTTCAGAGCTTGCTGAGGGGAAGTCACTGCGGACTGTGTGCAAGGGCGAAGGGATGCCAAGCACACAGACGGTGTTCCGCTGGCTCAGGACTCACGAAGGGTTCTGTGACCAATACGCGCGGGCAAAGGAAGAATCAGCCGACGCGATGGTCGATGAGATCCTGGATATCGCTGACGACGCTGCGAACGACTGGATGGAGGTCCACGATAAGGACAATCCGGGCTATCGGCTGAACGGTGAGGCCATCAATCGTTCGCGGCTGCGAGTCGACGCGCGGAAATGGATCGCATCGAAGCTCAAGCCGAAGAAGTACGGCGAGAAGGTGGCCGTTGGCGGTGCAGACGATCTGCCACCGGTTCAGACCGCCGACATGACCGAGGTGGAAGTGGCGCGCCGGATAGCGTTCGCACTCCAGAAGGGCGCACAGGCGCAGGAGAAGACGCACTGATGGCGACCGGCTACGACGATCACGTGCTCCGGCGTAAGAAGCCGCAGCCGAATCCCAAGCCACGCTGACAGGACCGTGCTCCCCGGGCTCGCTGCCGACTAGCTACGGCGGGAGATACAGAAAGGCGAGCCTACGAATTAGCCACGACGCGGCCGATAGCGTCGACAGCAGCCAGCACGGACCTGGCGCAAGCAGAGTTCCTAACTCACAAGCAGTTTCACTACTGAGGATTTGCCATGCCCATTCCTGACATCTTGCGATCTATCGAAGGCCGACTGTTTGGCTTGGACAATGCGCACCGCCTCGTTGGCGGCGGCAATCAGAACCGCGGTGTGGCTCCGCTGGTCGTGTACACCAATACGGCCGCATCGACTGCGATCAGCAACACGACCGACGAGGCGCTTTTCGATACGCAGTACTCGATTCCCGCCAACAGCCTACGCCCGGGCCAGCTGATCAAGATCCGCTATCAGGGCATTGCGACTGCGACCAACTCAACGGACACGCTGACGATTGTGTTGCGTATCGGCGGGCTGGCAGGCACTGCACTATTGACTCACGCAGCGACCGACGTTGCGAACAACAACGTATTCTCGGGTGAATACGAGCTGATCATCCGCACGGTCGGCGCGACCGGAACGATGGTTGGCTGTGGCACCAAGAAGAACGTGCCGGCAGCGGAAGGCACGGCGACCTATGCCGATGACATCCTCGCGTCGACGACGATCGACACGACAGCGGCGCAGATAATCGGCGTCACTGCAGACTGGTCAGTTGCCAGCGCGTCGAACAGCGTTCGTCTCGACTTCCTGCGGATCGAGATCGCGTAATCGATGACGCAATTGCTTGACGACATCCTCGGCCGGCTGAATTCGCTGCCGGCTAAGGAGCGTCAACAAGTCACACAGGATGCATTGGATGCAACCAAGGACCTGCGATGGATTCCTAATCCGGGTCCACAGACCGATGCCTACTTCAGCGAGGCTGACGTGCTGCTGTTTGGCGGTGAGCCGGGCGGCGGCAAGAGCCAACTTGTGCTTGGGCTCGCGTTCAACTGCCATGAGCGCGCACTCATCATGCGCCGGCAGTACACGGACTTGGATGCGCTCACGGAGGAGGCCATCAAGATCAACGGCGGCCGTGATGGATTCAACGGCTCGCCGCCGCCGAGTCTCAAGCATCCGAAGGGCCGAATCGATTTTGGCGCTGCCGCTCGCCCCGGTGACGAGCAGCACTGGATGGGGCGTCCGCACGATTTGATTGCGTTCGACGAGGCGACGCAGTTCTCAGCCAAGCAGATTCGATTTCTTCGTGGCTGGCTGCGCACAACGACTCCCGGCCAGCGAACTCGGACGATCCTCGCGACGAACCCGCCACTTTCGGCCGAGGGGCTGTGGGTGTTCGAGATGTTCGCGCCTTGGCTGAACCCGCAGCATCCGAATCCGGCCAAGCCGGGCGAGCTGCGATGGTTCGTTGTGGATGAGCACGACAAGGACATCGAGGTCGACGGGCCGGGTACGCATGTCGTCAACGGCAAGGCGTACGAGGCTGAGTCGCGAACGTTCATTCCGTCGAAGATGACGGACAACCCGCAACTGGATCACAAGGACTATCAGAAGCGCCTCGACGCGCTGCCTGCCGAGATCCGCGAGATTCTGATGGGCGGATTCCGTGCTTCGTTCAAGGATCAGGAGCGGCAGGTCATCCCGACCGCCTGGGTCAAGGCTGCTCAGGACCGGTGGACGACGAAGCCGCAGCACAACGTTCCCATGTGCGCGATGGGCGTCGATGCGTCTGGAGGGGGCAACGATCCGATGGTGATCGCGTCTCGTTATGACGGCTGGTATGCACCGATCGTTAGAGTCGAGGGCAAGGACATTCCTGTCGAGCGGATCGGCAAGCATTGCGCCGGTATCGTGGTTTCACACCGGCTGCACAACGCAAAGGTCATCGTCGATATGGGTGGCGGCTATGGCGGCCCGCTCTACGAACAGCTGATTGAGAACATCGGCGGCGAAAGCGTCGCAGGCTACAAGGGCGCCGAAGCTTCGACGCGCAGGACAAAGGACCAAAAGCTCGGCTTCTGGAACAAACGAAGCCAAGCCCTCTGGCAATTCCGTGAGGCGCTCGATCCCTCGCAGGAAGGCGGCAGTCCGATTGCGCTCCCGCCGAGCAACACGCTGCTCGCGGATCTGACTGCGCCGACGTTCGAGGTGACTCCTCGCGGCATCCGTGTGGAGTCGAAGGAAGACGTGACTGAGCGCCTTGGTCGCTCGACCGACGAAGGCGATGCGGTCGTGATGGCCTGGTACGACGGCGCTCGAGCAATGACACACGCAGGCATCTGGACGAAAGAGATGGGGCGGGCTGGCCGCACCCCGAGTGTGAGCTACGGCCCGAGGCGGCCCAAGGGCATGAGGAGACATTGATGGGTGGTCTGCATAAGTCGATCAAGAAAGTGATTCCAAAGGAGATGCGCTCCCCGCTCGACAAGAAGATCGGCGAGGAGAACATCAAGACGCATGAGAGCCTGAATCGTCGGATGAATCCGGAGCTTCCCGAAGAAGAGGCGCCGATCCCGATGGCGGACGAGGAAGAGATCAAGCGCAACAAGCGCCGCGGTCAGTCGGCTCGCGGCGGCGGCCGGGCATCGACGATCCTCACGGGCGGCGATCAGGAAGCCCTCGGCGGATGATCGACATCAAGAAGCTGGTGGCCCAGGGCGATCAGCTTTTTTCAAGCCGCGGTACGCTGATGATGCTGTGGCAGGAGATCGCCGAGAACTTCTATCCGGAGCGCGCGGACTTCACCGTCAAGCGCGAGATCGGCGACGACTATGCCGGCAATCTGACGACCAGCTATCCTTTGCTCGTGCGTCGTGAGCTCGGCGACTCCATCTCGTCGATGCTTCGGCCACGTGGTCAGGAGTGGTTTGCGATCTCCATCGAGGACGAGACTGGCTTGGACAACTCCGGCCGTCAGTGGCTGGAATGGGCGACCGGCGTCCAGAAGCGCGCGATGTACGACCGCATGTCGCAGTTCGTGCGCGCCACCAAAGAGGGTGATCACGATTTCGCTGCCTTCGGCCAGCCGGTGATTTCCGTCGAGATCGATTGGTCGACCACGAGCCTGCTCTATCGCAACTGGCACCTTCGCGACGTTGCATGGTGCGAGCGATACAACGGCATGATCGGCGACATCCACCGGAACTGGTGCCCGGATGTTCGAACGCTGGCAAAGATCTTCGGCAAGGACAAGCTGCACGCCAACGTCACCAAACTCGTCGACAAAGAGCCCTACCGCAAGATCAAGTGCCGGCACATCGTGTTGCCGACCGAGCAGTACGACGGCGACCAGCGCTATCGCACGCCGTACGTGTCGATCTACGTCGACCTGGAGAACAACCACCTGATCAGCGAGGTTGCTTCTTGGTCGCAGATCTATTGCATCCCCCGGTGGCAGACGGTGTCGGGCTCGCAGTACGCGTATTCGCCGGCCGCGGTTGCCGGCCTGCCTGATGCGCGGCTGTTGCAGGCCATGACGCTGACGTTGCTTGAGGCCGGTGAAATGGCGGTGCGCCCGCCGATGATCGCGACCAAGGAAGCAATCCGCGGTGACGTTGCGCTGTATGCCGGCGGTATCACGTGGGCTGATGCGCAATATGACGAGCGGCTTGGTGAGGTGTTGCGCCCGCTCAATCAGGACAAATCCGGTCTGCCGTTTGGCCTGGAGGTCAGCGAAGAGAAGAAGCAGATGCTGGCGCAGGCGTTCTACCTCAACAAGCTGAGCCTGCCGCCCGCCGGCGAAGGTGAGATGACGGCGTACGAGACGAGCCAGCGGATTCAGGAATACATCCGCAATGCGCTGCCGCTCTTTGAGCCCATGGAGGTCGAGTACAACGGCGCGCTGTGCGAGATGACCTTCGATGCGTTGATGCGCGTTGGCGCCTTCGGCCCGATGGATGAGTTTCCGCAGTCACTGCGCGGCGAGAATGTGCGCTTCAAGTTCGAATCGCCGCTTCATCAGGCGATCGAGCGCCAGAAGGGTCAGAAGTTCATCGAGGCGAAAGGTCTACTACGTGAGGCCGCAGAGCTCGACGGTTCGGCGACGGCTGTCGTCGACGCTCGACTGGCATTGCGTGAGGCGCTATCTGGCATCGGTGTGCCGGCCAAGTGGATGCGCTCCGAGGATGACGTTGAGGCATACGCCCAGCAGCAGGCTCAGCAGCAGAAGGCGCAGGAAGCGTTGGCGCTGGCGCAGCAGGGCGCGGACGTGGCGAAGACGGCGAGCGAGGCGAACATGGATGAGGCGGCATGAGCAAGGCAAAGCTACCAGATGCAAATCCCGTTCGGCCCGCTGATTGGGAAGTTGCCGATGCGGCGGCTATCCAGGCGCTTGCCCGTGGAGATGCATCTCCGGATCAACAGCGCCGCGCGCTCGATTTCATCATGTATGAGATCGCAGGAACTCGCGACCTCAGCTTTCGTCTTGGCGGTGAGGATGGCCGAAGAGCGACAGACTTCGCAGATGGCAAGCGCTTTGTCGGCTTGCAGATTGCCAAGCTTAGAACCGTAAATCTCGCTGCCATCCGGCAGGCGAAAGAGCAGAAGTAATCCCAATGCCGATTGGTAGCTCAGCCTGGTAGAGCGCTCGACGGAGAGGTCGCCGGTTCAAATCCGGCCCAACGGCAAACCCATCAACACTGGAGACAGGCAATGCCCGACCCGAATCCGAATCCAAACCCGACGCCAGATCCGAGCGCGAATCCGAATCCCGGCAATCCGAATCCCGCGCCGGCCACTTGGTACAGCGGTATCGACTTCGGCGACGCAAAGGACACCGCGTCGAAGGCGCTGGAGGTCTACAAGACCCCGGCCGATCTTCTTGGCGCGCTTGACTGGCGCAAGCAAATATCGGGCGGCGACGAAAAGACGCTGAAGGCATTCGAGCGATTCAGCACCATCGGCGACGTGGGCAAATCGTTCCTGGAGGCGCAGGCCAAGATCCGCTCCGGCGAGCTCGCCAAGCCGCTGCCAAAGGACGCGACGGCCGAGCAGGTAGCCGAATGGCGCAAGGGCAACGGTATCCCGGAGAAGCCCGAGGATTACTTCAACGGCCTGCCGAACGGCCTGGTCATTGGCGCCGACGACAAACCGATGTTCGATGCCGTCGCGACCAAGCTGCACGAGCTGAATGCCAAGCCGGAAGTCATCCATGCGCTGGCCGACTGGTATTACGGCATGCAGGACGAGCAGGTCGAGGCGCAGAAGGTCGCCGACACTGAGGGCAAGACGAAGCTGACCGGCGCGCTCAAGACTGCCTGGGGCAACGACTTCGCGGCGAACAGCAATGTTTACGCCAGCTACATCGCATCGGCCCCGAAGGAAGTGCAGGAGTTCCTGACGCAGGCTCGTGGGCCGGATGGAAGTTTCCTGCTCTACAACCCGGCGATCGTTTCCTGGCTCACAGCTCAGGCGCGCGAGATCAATCCGGCAGGGCATATCGTGCCGAGCGCTGGCGCTGACGGTGGATTGCAGTCGATCACTACCGAGATCGCAACGCTCAAGGGGCTGATGGCCAACGAGTCGTCCGAATACTGGAAGGGCCCGAAGGCCGAGGCCAACCAGGCGCGATATCGCCAGTTGGTGGAAGCACAGGCGCGATTGCAGGAGCGCGGCAGGGCGGCCTGATGCGCGTCAAGGTTGAATCGTTGCGTGCGGAGCTTGCAGATGTTCTCCGGGGCGTCGCGCAGCAACCGGTGACGGTCACTCGCTATGGGGAGGCCGTCGCCGTGATCGTTTCACCACAGGACTTCGCAGAGCTGACTCGGCTGCGAGGTCTGTACAGGAAACGTTCCGTCGAAAGGAGAAACGTACTAGCTTCATGTGCGTGATCGGCTAACCCGAAAGGCCCCGGTCACTGAATGTCTCTTTTGCTGTAGCAAGGCCCCGCCCTTGTCGATCGCAGGCCCGGCGCAACGCCGCTAACCCTGCGCAGACTTTTCAGCGGCCAACCCGAGCGAAGGCTTCAAACCCTTTACTTTGGAGTTGGCATCAATGGCGGATACCGCATTTCAAGTTCAGTACCGCGATGAGTTCATCGCAAAGTTCGAGCAGCGCCAGTCTCTGCTGCGCAGCTCGGTCACGACCGAAGCGGTCATCAAGGGCAACCAGGCAACGTTCCTGACCGCTGGCAGCGGTTCGGCAACTGCCGTGACTCGCGGCGTCAATGGCCTCATCCCGGCGCGCGCAGACGATCTCACCCAGTCCACGGCGACGCTGGTCGAGTGGCACGATCTGTCGCGAGCCACGAACTTCAACATCTTCGCGAGCCAGGGCAATCGGCGCGCGATCATGCAGAACACAACCCAGGCTGTCATCAATCGCAAGATTGATAGCGACATTCTGACCACGCTGGCCACTGGCACTGTCACGACTGGTGCGGCGGTGACGGCAAGCGTGGGCCTCGTGGCCAAGGCGAAGACGAAGCTCGGCAACGCCGGTGTGCCGTGGGATTCGAACATCACGGCGGTCATCTCGCCGGCCTTCGAAGGCTACCTGATGCAGACCAAGGAATTCGCCTCGCGCGAGTACGTTGGTAAGCCGCCTTCGGATGGTGCCGACGCCGCGTGGCGCGATCAGCCTCGTGCGTTCTTCTGGTATGGCGTCATGTGGATCGTTCATCCGAACGTCTCTGGCGTGGGGACGGCTTCCGAGTCGTGCTTCATGTACCACAAGTCGGCGATCGGTCACGCGATCAACACTGCCGGGCTGGACTCTCTCGTCGGCTACGACGGCGAACAGAACTACACCTGGGCGCGCTGCTCGGTCGATATGGGATCGGTCCTGCTGCAGAACAGCGGCGTGGTCGAGATGGTCCATGACGGCTCGGCGCTGGCTTAATCGGAGGTAAACGACCATGGCTTATGCAACGACGAATCCTCCGGTGTGCGTCATCCCGCGCATTGGCGACCATCAGGCAGTGTGGCTGTACAAGTCCGAGGACGTTCACACCGACGTGGATGCCGCGGATTACTTCTCCAACGGCAGCGCACTTGGCATGAAGGTGAACGACGTGGTGATCGTCACCAAGACGACTGCAACGATCGGCTCAACCATGCACACGGTGACGGCGGTTACAGCCGGCGGCGCGGCGACGGTGGCTGCGGCGATCCTGGCTTAATCATCACTGAAACCTCGACCGAAAGGGGCGCCCTTGTGGCGCCCTTTTCATTTCATCAACACAGGAGACTGGCAAGTGACTCAACTAGCGACATATCGATTTCAACTGAATAAATCCGGCTTCGTTACGAACGAATGGGTTGCGGATCCGGAAAGCAAAACGCCGTTCGACGCCGTGCTAGAGCCTCAGTTCTGGGCGCATGTCTCAGCCAAGCTACGACCATACGACGAAGTCATCGTGCGGGCTGAAGACGGCAGCTACTACGCGCGTCTCCTGGTGCAGGACGCTGGCCGGCTCTTTGCGAAGGTTGCCGTACTCGAGAAGTACGATCTCGCGGCGGTCGAAGTGGGCGGTGCAGATGCAATTCCGTCCGGGTACGAGATCAAGCACGCCGGCCCACATGCCAAATGGCGCGTCGTCCGGCTTTCCGATCGCGCGCCAGTCAAGGACAAGTTCGAGACCAAGGGCCAGGCGCAACAGTGGCTGACTGAACACCTGAAGGGGTTGGCAGCATAAATGGCCTCCAAGC